CGCGACCGTCTTGATAGCGCGCTCCGTAGCGTAGTCGTGAAACCGTTTCAATTTATCCATCCGTGTTCTCCTCCGTAGTTTTGGCGCGGTCTTCCCACGCACTCCCGAAAATGTAGCTTGTCAGAATAAGGCTTACCAGCGCAACCCCACCTGTAATAAGATCCCCTGCACCTAGCCGGTCTTGCCAGATAGCAACCACCGATGCCAGAATCATTCCGGCCCCGAGCGCGAAGGCCGCGAAAATGTATCTACGTCTAATCTTCCACTTAGGGTTGCTCATCGTGTCAGCACCGCAATCAAAGGCGACACAACCGCGGCCAGGAAACCGAACGCACCGATAGCCTGCCACATCCGCATTTCGAGTTTACGAATCCGTAGCTCATGGTCTTCAATCTTTAGCTCACTATCGGGCAGACTGTTAGCAATTTTCTCTAACAGTTTCCCTTGCCGCTGAACCTCAAGATATATATCGCGCATAGAAACCCTTACCGCGAGCGCTTCTTGCTCGTCACTCATCTGATCGCACCTTCGTTGATGGCCCGCTGCAGGGCGCTAATTGTTAGACGTCCCCACACCCCATCAGGTTTCACGTCAAGAAGAAGCTGTACAGCCCGTCGAGTGTTTGGCCCGAACACCCCATCAGGTTTCGCCCCAGCCCATCTCTGGATAGCTGTGTAGGTCATCCTTCCCGGCCTGCCGTCGATACGGCCCAGAGGGAAACCAGCGTTCGTGAGTGCAGTCTGAAACGCTTTCCAAGTGTTGCGCCCCAAACGCCCATCCACCTTCAGCAGTGCAGGCTTCACGACGACGGCAGCACCGTCAAGGAAAGGTACGGGGTCGAGCGTGTCACCCCAGCGCCCGCCACGTTTGCGCACCTCAAAATGGAGATGGTTTCCTGTGCTCGCACCGGTAGTCCCAGACGTGTAAATTAAGTCGCCCTCGGAAACCCTTTGCCCTTTACGCAACCCAGTCCGGTGCGCCCCGTGATAGTAGACCGTCACAATCTGCCCATGGTCAATAAGCACCGTATGCCCACCACCGCGAGGGCTCCACCCAATCTTCACCACAACACCATCGCCCGCAACAGTTACCGGGAACACCCCTGCAACATCCACCCCATTATGGAACGCCCGCCGCCCAGTAATAGGGTGACGCCTCCAACCGTAAGGGCTTCTCGCGTTAATAGTTTTACCGGCAGGCCACGGGTTGGAGAGTCTCATTCGTTCATTCTACCGCCAGACCAGCACCACGCTTCAGAGCGCAAAGCGTTCTTACGGAACGTGCATTAGAGAGCCAGACAGTGACAAAACTGCGTTTAAAGTGACACTACGAGAGTTAGTGTGAATAGTGGCTGACATTAGTAACAGTTTGAGGGTTAGTGTGGTGTTTCTCCGACATCGCATCATGTGGGTTTATGTGCTTTGACACATAAAGTTTGTACTTTCACCACAGCCCCACTTTTACTTAAAAGTAAAAGTAAAAAAACTTATAGGTAGTACTCGAACTTAAAAGTGAAAGCAATAAAGTGTGTTTAAAGCACCGCAATATTCACTTTATTGTACCTAAACTATATTTCTAAAGCGGCACACATGTGTCATATGTGTACCCAATTAGGTACAGTTGTGCCAAACCTGTGCCACTTCCGGTACGGTGTCGCCTAGTTTTAGGTACAGATAACTTTATGTGTCACGTTCCCGGTACAGATCCGAACTGTTCGCGAATCCCGAATAGTTGCCACTTACCCGAACGAAAAAACGCATACAAATTGCAGACAGCTCAATGTAATGGTGGTTATCATCCACTAAAAGAAACCGGGCAGAGTTACGGGCTGTCCACCTGCACTTCGATCCAGTCAGTTGTTTCTTCGTCCCACACATACTGCCCACCATCGGCAGGATAATCTATCGGTGCCACCCACAAACAGGTAGCCTCATCGAGTACCCATGAAGGGTAAGGGGTTGGCGGGATGAAAGCGTCACGGTCAGCATCGTAAGTGTGACCTAAGCCCGCATAGTTGAACCTGAGCGCTTTAGTCTGGTCAGCGCTTGGCTCGCCGTCCGTGTAGTGAACCCCGCCGGAAGTGTTGTAACTGGTCTGCTTATACACGTCACCAGTACCGGCGGTCAGTTCTTCCTCCAGCCCGTCATCTTCTTGCCTGCCCACAGTAACGAAAATTACCAGGTTATTCTTGTCAAGTTTCGCAAAATGGCTCATGAGATAGTCACCGTTTCTGAAGTTGTAGAAGTAGCTGTAACCGTGTAGACCTTGTTCACCCCAACGGTTGCGCTGGTTTGTGTCACTCCCGCGCTGAATGTTGCTGTTGCTTGGGTAGGCAAAGTGAAGATAACCACACCTGAACCGCCAGCGCCCCCACCAGAGCTACTATTTTCACCGCCAGCACCACCACCGCCAAGGTTGGCCGTAGCGCTTGCCCCCACACCGGATGCGCCCCCATCGGAAGCAGTCCCGCTTGTGTTGTTGTTAGTTCTTGCGCCAGCGCCTCCCCCGGCCCGTCCAACGGATGAGCCTGTTATTGAAGAAGAAACGCCCGCCCCACCGTTACCGGCTACGTTGGTGGTTGCGTTACTGCCTACACCGCCCGCACCGCCACCCCCCCCGCTGGGATAATTGCCTGGGTCGAAACCGTTTCCACCCGCAAACCCTTGCCCGGAAAGGCCAGCGGCACCAGTTGATGGCAAGTTACCACCACCACCACCAGAGCCACCACTGGTAGCCGCTAAATTTTGCGCCCCGCCACCACCGCCGCCTGTCGAAGTGACAGCACCAAATGTGCTACCGGAACCCGACACGCCCCTGTTGTATGCACCAGAAGCGCCACCGGCACCACCACCGCCAACAATAATCGAGTAAATACCTGCCACTAAAACCAAGGCGGCTTCGGCAGACGCACCTCCACCAGAATCTTCCCCCGAAACATTGGCCCGATAACCACCAGCACCACCGCCACCAGGTGACCGAATCCCCGAAGCATCGTTAGCCCCACCACCTCCACCAGCAACAACAAGGTAAGTGCAAGCAAACGGTGGAACGCCAAAGGTCGTAGACATACGGTTGAACTTTGCGAAGTCCGTTATGGAACTGTTTGCCATACTTGTTACAGCCACAACAACCCCCTAAACTGTTACTTCAGCACCGAAAGCATTGATAGACAAAGCGTCAGCATCCCCAGCGCTCACCGTCATCACATCGGTAGCCAACATCGTGATACCCAAAGTCAAAGTCGTGGAGTCGTTTGCGGCAACCGGTACATCATAAGCAATGTAATGCTGGTTCGAAATCGCGTCACCATCCACACGGATAGCCAGGCGGAAAGTTGTTGCGCTCGCAGTCCGGTTAGCAATGATAACCGTGCTGACAACCGTCTCAGTCGAGGAAGGACAGGTGTATAAGTCCGTCAGCGAAGTCGTAGTGAGGTCAAGCTGACCAAGTGATTTATATGATGTTGCCATTTGTTATGCTCCCATGAGTAGAAAGTTAGTTTCAAAACCGCCACCGCCGGCACCGCCAGCAGCAACCCACGCGCTCCCAGTATAAAACTGCAACGCATCCACATCCTTCAAAAAACAATGCTGCCCCTCAGAAGGTGAAGTGATAGCTGCATCACGGGCCGCCTCATTAGCAAACGTCGCAATAACCTGATCCTGCAAAAAGGTTTGCACATTAGTCGCAGTCAAAACTTCCGCAGCCTCAAACGTGCGATAGCCTGCACCAGCCATAAATGTTCTCCCTAAAAAGCTAGATGGTTTACGTTGAGTCTACCGAATAAGTTGTCATCCAATACAAGGAACGCCCAATCGAGCGCCGTCACCCCGATAGTCACATCATGGCGAGATATCTCCACATTGTTTTCCAACGCGATAACTTGCCCATACTGGAGGATAGGATCCCCGATACCGTTCGGCGTAAACTTGATTAGCACAACACTGCCCAGCTCCAACTCCAGCACCTGCGTTTTCTCGCCCGCCGTCATCTCGTCCAGGTTCATCGACACCCCACCGAAACGGTATTCGGGCCGCGCAAACTTTTGGACAATAAAATCTGCAATGTTATCTAGCTGGGCCTGACTGTTCACTAAAGTTTCGACGCTAGTAAAAGCGATTCCATACTGTGTTTTAGAAAACTGGTTGGTTGCTGTCCCCACCCCGACCGCACTAGACACCTCAACCGAGTTGAATAGAAGCTCAGTCCCAAAGTTTACGTTCACCCTGGTGTACTCAATCCCGGTACCGTCATCAGCGAACGTAGTAATCGACCCACTCTTAGGTGTCGCATCCAAACGGTCACGGAAAGTCATGTTCCCAGACTTAGAAACAAACAGTTGCCCCTGCTCCGACCGTTCCACCAGCTGCAGATAGTCCAGAGCGTTACCATCAAAGGTGTCAGCCCCTAACACTGATTCGCCTGCGTCAATGTCCCTACGGTCGTCAGGCCACCCAACTGTGTCCATGTCGAGAACGGCGCTTACACGGGCCCCTGTGGCCTGTGGTGTGGCAGTCCCAGACTCCAGAGTCTGCCTAGCAATAAGCGTGAAGTCATCCGACGCCACAATCTCCGCAATCGACTCACCCCCAGGAACATAACTGAAGTTCCAGTCATCAACCGACCCCGTAAAAACTCTTTCCCCATCCGTAGTAATACGCAACGGGCGACGCGGCACAATGTTCCCCGCATACGGTGACGCCAAATAGTTAGGATCGAAGTCGCGCCCAT